CCACGGCTTCCAATGATCGTATCGGTCATCCTCGTCAATGTCATTATAATCATCGCCGGTTACAGCCACCTCTTCCTCAACCATAGAAGAGGCCATGTATTCATTCTCCATCTCGAATTCAAGAGTTCCGTCTTCTCCGTCCCATTCCAATAGACAACAACCGTTCGCATTTGGGTGAGATTCGCACTTCACGCCACACGTGATGCACATGGTTTGTTGCAATTGGATCTCTGGCTTAGAGCAATATAAGTGCCCGATAGACCATACTGTCAGCCTACGACGACCAAACATATCAACGTAATGGAATGAGTCGCAGGTCAGGTCACAAATGCTTGCATTTATCCTGCTCCTGTGGTACTTCCGCAGAATCTCTTCCGCATGTATGTACAGGTAATCCTTGATGATATCAATCAGGACGTCAGGAATCCACATCTTGTTGAGGTAGATCTGACTAAGAACCGTTTCTTCAGACTTGCTGACGTAGTTGCGGTGAGGCCAGACTGGAGAAGTGTTGATAATCGCAGATGACTTCATCTCTTCTTCTCAGCTTACTCTTCTTCAAATTGAATCGATTTGCTCGCTTTTGTTTACTCGCTTTTGTTTACTCGCTTATATATACGAGATCTCTTCTCTTCTCAAAAAAATCAATTTTGCATTTTATTTTTTTGTCTTCATCATTCGCTGGTCATATTACACTGCTGACCGTACTTTGGGAATTTAGGAGTGCATTTATTAGGATATCCGATTTTATCTTTTATCGTGTATCCATTCGAAGGAACACCGTATGCTAATGCATTCGCAGTACTGGGTCCATATGCCACGCGCATTGCATTTCCAGCAGAGGTAATGGTGTCGTATTTCAATCGGACGAGGCGACACCCTGCATCCACTGCACCTTGTTGAGCAAACTTTGAATTACTCGGCTTGTAATAAACTGGGACGTAATTTGTGACGCTGGAAGATGAGTCGCAATATTGAATCGTGTTGGAAGCGTATTTATTATCCTGGCTGGCAGTCGTCCCCGGAGTCGCAGTAGAATCTCCCACTCGTAGATTACTGAACTGATTTTGTTGGAACGTTTTATTCCGACTGTGTAAATATTGTCCGGAAGACGCATAGTTATCCGATTGGCCGTTTTTATTGTCTTTAAATCTAGGCCGCATCATGCCGCTACTCCGAACTCGTCTTCTTGCGTTATCTTGTAACGACAATGATTGGAGATATTTACTATTACGTTGCGTGCTGTCGTTATCTAAATAACTATTACACCCGGTACTACATTGTAAAGCCGTTTTACTTTCATCGTAATTGATATCAACTGTACCCATAATCCCTTCACATAGCGCACTTTGTGTATTCACGATGGTCCCGCCTGGCGTATCCATTGTCAAAGTGATGGTGGCTACGCCACCTCCGCCATTTTCTACAGTTCCTATTTCTCGTCTGTATATTTGGTTTGGTAATGCTCGAAAAAAAAGACTTCTGGGTTTGTCGGTGTCGTCTGGTTTATTTTTCTGGAGTATAGAGGAAACTTGAGAGAAAGTTTTGCCTTTCCAATTAAAATGTGTTTTCGTTTTTAGTCCTAAACGTCCGATTGCACCAGATTCCATAATACTCTATATATTACGTCAGATGAAAAAACTTCTCAGTAAAAATATAATAAAAGAATCAATATATTTATACTTACGGAAAATGAATATATTGGCACTACCATTGGATAACTATGACCCGAATTTTTTATATTGTCTGGATTCCAAGCCAAATCTTATAATGAATGGAAACTTTACTAAAATAAACTACACTCATCCGCACTTTACAATGAACGGTTTGTTTATTCTGGTTCCCATTACTTCTACGTTCATTGAACATTCCTCTGAAAACACAAATTTTGTTCGATTCGACCCCCTCTCTTTGCCCAATAAATCCATCATTGATCGCGTGATTAAAATAGAACATGACATCTTGTCCTATTACTCGTCGTTTTTCTGCTGCACGAAATCAACCTCGCTTTCCATGACCAAGCAGTTTTCAAAGGGGAAATTAAAAATCAATGGAGAAACCAATTCCAGTTCCAGTATTCACACGATTCCTCCTATTTTAATCATATTGAAAATATCCGGCGTGTGGGAAACTGAATTCGAATACGGAATTACTTTTCGATGGATAGAAGGAAAATCTATCCAGTAACTATGTTTATCGCTTTCGCTTATTATCGCAGTTTGCTTATCGCAGTTTGCTTATCGCAGTTTGCTTATCGCAGTTTGCTTATCGCAGTACCATGGGAATTTTTTTGGAAACTACTTGTGTAGTGTTTTTTTCACGGCGAAGATCCAGTAATTTAGGGTTTGATTGTTTTTCATCGGTTGCAGTCTTGAATGAGGTTACCTGGATCATATCGTTTTCAATTGCATACTCTAAATGGGTTATATCGGTTATCCCCTCTGTTGTTTTCCAATGATAACGCATCTTGTCTGTATCACTAACGACTCTGTAAAATCCGTCTTGCAAAAAAATGATATTCCTGTCAAATAAAGGATAAAATACCGACCGATCGATGTTTATTTTATTAAGATTCGCTCTTCTTTGCAATTCATTGTCCTCATACCCCCAAGACCAGAAATTCGGAAAGCCGTTCATTTTTTCAAAGTCCCCCCCATTGACTGACACTATTCCACCTAAAGCATGTCTAAACCCGTAAAAGTGTTTTATAGTACCGCTGGTCGTTTCATATGGTAGAAAATGATGGACGAACGGCATGGTATCGACATCATTGAACACAAACGTTATATTTTTATACGTGTCTGGATATTTTTGTTTCATCGCGATGAACCCTATATTTTTCATTGCACCTCGGTTGAACATTCTTGTATCCGACTGGTGAGAGAAATATATCTCATATTCCATATCTATCAAGACGTTTTTCATGTGAGATCTAAAAAAATCACGTTGCAATTCGCGATCTCTATACGGCACTATAAATATTAGTTTTGGAGTCACNGACGCCATATATTCATGTATGACAATTTATTTNTTTACTACGTACGCACAATTTATTTTCTTATTTTTAGGCAAGCGCAATATATAAGTCACTTTGTTTGGATCGATTTCTTCTTCAGAGGATGAGTGAGATGCACATGATGGTGACCGCGAACGGGAATGATGATGATGAGGGCGGGAATGATGACTGCAAGGAGAAGAGGAACGCGAATGCGTGCTGTGTAAATGTGGAGAATCGCATTCCGGATTTACTAAAGGCACAGGTACAGGTGCAGGCGTAGGCGCAGGTGCAGGAGTCTGGTGTACATAAAATGGAATAGAATCACATTCTTTTTCTAAATTCGGGCCGTACAAATACTTGTCATAAAAAGGTGGCGCAAATGGATCGTCACAGTTATTATGACATGTATGTCTATGTTTATATTCGTCTTCCTCTTCCTTTTTCTTCCTATGCGCCTCTAGGTGGTGGTAATATAGAAAAGACGGATGTTGATAATACATTTCTGGACCGTAGTAGGGGGGATAAGCGGAGGGGGGATAAGCGGAAGGATGCGGAATGCATGGTCGTCGGTGACAATGGTCAGTCTCGTCTTCCGACGAAGAAGAAGAGGAATCCATTATTATCGTTTCTTTCTTTTTATTTTTCCTCTTCTTTTTTTTCCGATATATCGTTTGAGGTGGTAGTATTGGGTATGGATTAAAAAACGGCATCTGCTGAGCTGGACAATAATTCATTACACAAATACACTATATAGTTTTCATGAGAAATTGTCTAAACGGTATTTTTTTCATAAACTGGAGTATATACTTTATTTGTAATTTTTCATCACCCAGGAAGGTAACAGCTCCGTCTGATATTCATTCAGCTTTTTGAAACATTTATTGATAGTCACTTCGCTCGCTTCATCCCCCAATTTCAATTTAATGTCTTGCTTTGTATAAGACAAATTACATCGAACCGATATGAAGTATAATATTCCTGCCGCAATCGCTTGAGGTCGATTATCGGGAATCAGTTGTTTCTTTTCTACCTGAATTGCAATAAACTTGGCCAATAAATGTTGCTCTTTCGTCATTTCTAATTTACTCGAAAACCGTTCAATGAATGTACTTGGAGTCAAGGCACAGAAGTGAAGCTTATCTTTTTCATCCATAGTCCTTTCGTGACTTTTCAAAAGTTCCTCTGCCGAAGAACATCCTAAAGAAGCACTATTTTTGTCAATGTGAAAGATTTCCGCAATTTCGTTTGGGGTACGCGGACATCCATTTCTCCAACAAGATATCCAAATACACGCCGCTCGAATCGCGTCGCGTTTCATTCCACGAAAGGTTTTTTGTTCGTACAAGTCTTTATATATTGATTTCGCGTGGTCGATAAAGAGTTTTGGAATACCAGCATTGCTAGCATATGTACTGATCAACTGAAATTCCTCATGAAGCATTTTTTCTTTATGAGGCATGGACTGCCATTTGCTCCATCTGCGTAAATTTTTCATTTCAATAGAGGCGGAGGGATGACAAAATATCTTACACGCATAGGAGGATTCTTCTAAAAGTGGATCAATTGGATTCCCACAACGAGTTGTGTCGGGGCTGTTCGTTTTCCCTTCCCCTGCAAAATATCTCCATTCCGGTGAGTAATCTAAGCTATATTGGTTCATGAACCCACACTGACCATTAGGGCAAGTAGGGAATCCTTCTTCAGAGTATATAACCAAATTATGGCATTTACTGCAGAAATCCGTTTGTTCAATTGTGTCTAAAGTATCCTTCTTTCTACATTGTTTTTCTTCGTCATAAATCGCCCACAGTTTTTCCTTTTCCCTGAAATTCAGTTGTTTTTTTACCTTCTTTGTCTTTGATTGTTGCGAGGCAATATGCAAGATTGTCGTTTCAGGTTCCATCATCATATGTTGAAAACAGAAAAGTGGATAATGATTTGAACCCATCTTCTCAAATGAATTCAATTTTATTACCTTTTCAAAATAGTATTTAAAGCGTACTGCTCTATTATAGAAACATGTTTGACAATTTAAAAATGTATATGATAGATTTGGCAGATGTTTTTATTCTATTGTTTGAATCGGAATACGTCCAAACCCATTATAAACAAATGATACGAATGATTTGGGGAATAGAAAAAGGTCCAAAAACAGTCGAACATGAAAAGGAAAATAATCATTTATGAATCGAATTAAAGAGAATAATGGATGAAGATTCAAATGCCCGCAACCATCAAATCTCGCTTCGGAAATAAATGGACTATCCCTGAATTGATTGCTCTCGAAAGGGAACATGATCTATTAGAACTTAGTGTAGCGGAAATCGCAAAACGACATGGTAGAAGTGTCTTGGCGATCGTATGGAGACTTGAACAAGAAAGGTTCAATGCTTAAACCAATAAGCATAATCCAAATGGTTATGCTTATTCAGTGACGTGATTTTTGAGTGTATTTTGGCCGAAAAAACAGCGGGTAATTAAGACATAGACACGTGATAATTACTACCCATACAATGGATTTCGAAAACATGTAACAAATCGAATATCCAGGATCAACTTGGACGTTCAATTTGAGTAACTGAAGTAATTGAAATAGATGTGAACAAATAAATTTAAGAATAATATTGTGATTTCCCCAGTTATTAGAATTCTCCGTTTTGGGAAACAATTGATAGCAGAGAGGCATATGATACATCACGCGGTCGAATGGTCGAAACGTAATCTGAAAAATATCCCAATCTGGAATATCTTGTTGTTTCACGTTTAATAATTTCTCTCTATATAAACGACTATAAATGACGGCATGTGCGCATGCTCCCAGCGGTACTTTATAATGAATCATATGAAGATCCAGTGGTAAGGATATAATCGGAAGACATCCTAAAAAATACATGAACTCCTCATCTTGATTCTTTCGTATGAAACGATCAACATCCTCGGTATGATTTCTAACGTCCTCGTGAAAAAAGAAATCGTCTTCTAAAATAAGTATATTTTCATATTGTTTCTTTTGCGCGTCTCGAAAAATAAAAAGGTTTGCATCGACCAGGTCGTATTGTGTCTCATTTTTTGGTAGGTGTTTCTTGCATTTTTTACACCCTTTATTATACAAAATGCAAGTGTTTTTGCTTGGATAATATTCGCGTAATTGTCTTTTAACATTTTCCAATCTGCCATTGTTTTCCAAGTGTATCACATATGTTGCGTCAATATGTGCAAATAAAGGTTTTCGACCAGGAATTGATTCAAAACGATAGCAGTCCATAATATATTGTCCGAAAAAATTATTAAAATTGCATTTTTTTATCAATCTTTTCCAATATATCCGGATTATACACAAATTTTCCCGTGGGTTTGTATTTATCGATCGGGGTGTACATTTTACCGTCTTTTTTCGTCGTAGATCCTGGAGTTTCGTTGGATTCCTCTTCTTTGACAGGTTCAGTAATTTCTCCTTTTTCATTAATCAGTTTCCCCGTTTTCTTCTTGAATTCTGAGCGTACATATTGCGGGATCCAATTATTCCAAGANACAAACACCGTATTCGGGTGTATATATTTCACTAAAAATCCATTCTCTTGTAAATTATTTACTAAATACGCGATACAATCTCCTTGGTCATATACGGCCTCGCCGAAAATATAGGTGGGCACTGTGAACCAGATATGTCTGTCGGTTTGTTTATTCCGACCAGTCAATTTAATTCGAGTGTGGATGCGTTGAAGTATTTTCTTAAAGATGGAGAGTTGTTTCAAGTCCCTCTTTTTTTTATTATCAAACAGACTGTCGATATTCACTTTACCGGAAGTTTCTTCGTCATTGACCCCTAAAAAACACGACATTTTATTTATATGGATATGTCCTATATTTTAAACGAGCAAATAACGGCTTACAAAAATAAATGGTAAAATTGAAAGCGGTTCACCAAAACAGGATAAACAGACTCTATGCAAATTCCCACATATTTTATGGACACGGCCATCGTTGTCATGAGTGCAAGTAGTATTTATATATTATGGATACTGTTACACTTCATAGCGTCTCATGTCTATATCGATCATTGCGTCGGCAGTTCCTGGAAAGATATATTTATTTCCGTCTTTTATGTGTCGTCCCCATATTGCCAAGGGGTAAGTTGGCTGATATACAACGGATCACGACAAATCGCTTGTATTTGGGTTATCTTCGGGACGTATTTCTCTACGCAACTTTTACAGCATTTGTTGTCAAAACCAGCCATTGTCGTCCCTTGATGAGAAAAAGAAAAAAACTACTTAAAACATAACATACTATAATATAAAGATGATTAAACACTTGGTTATTTCGGGTGGCATGAATACCGGTATGGTCTTTGTCGGCATACTAAAGCATTTATTGCAACAGTCTTTTTTTTCCATGGATGACATTGAAACTATATACGCGACATCCGTGGGCACTTTGATCGCCGTGTACTTTTCGTTGGGTTATCCCATAGATGACATTGAAACCTATATCATTGATCGTCCTTGGCATCATGTATTTCAGTTGAATTTCAACACCATTGTACGAGCCGTACAAGAGGGAGGACTTTTTACGAAAGCCCAATTTTCACAGTTTTTAAATCCGATGCTTTTGGGGAAAGATTTAGAGACCGAAATCACGTTATTAGAGTTTTACGAAGTAACAAAAAAAGAGATTCATTTCTACACTACATCCTACGACACATTCGAATTAGTCGATATATCCTACAAGACACATCCTGACTGGAAACTGATTGATGCTGTTTATTCGTCTTCCAATGTGCCCATTATTTTTGATCGATTCAGTTTGAATGACCAGTTCTTTTTGGACGGAGCACTTATCAAGAACTATCCGTTGTCTCAATGTTTAGAGGATGGACACGAACCTGACGACATTTTAGGATTGTATCTTCATGTGGAAAAAAATTCTATCCTCACCAACAACAGTAATTATAAGCTGTTTGATTACATTCTATCCTTTCTCTGGAAGTTACGGTCTTTTGTGAAGAAAACGCACCATCCGAATGAAAGCCTGGTACTGAACCAAATTCCGGTACGATGCGAAAACGACCCTTGGAAAATGATAGAGGCACTGGAATCAAAAGAAGAAAGAGTTCGACTGGTTTCGAGAGGGGTAGAATCGGCAAGGGTGTTTTTAGCGAATCTTGCAGCGAATAAAACAGATTAAATCATATTTTCAACGAATTTTTCAAGAGAATAACTGGTAATTTTAGCATCGAAATCAATCACCTGGTCGCCTTTCAACATTTTAATGGTGGGAAATCCTTCGATCTTATATTTCTCGCCTATGGATTTCGCTATTTGATATTCTTTATAGGCAGGATCGTCTGTTTTTTTTTCAGTCATGTCATATTTGATGCAAGTTATATGGGCATTCTTCATTTGTTTGTTGTGATGATTTTCGCGAAAGTTATCCCACGGCGTTTTTGCTTTTTTGCAATGAGGGCACCAGTCAACAGTAAAAAACAGGATTTGTATATTATCGCTTGATCCGGTATTCGGAATATTTTTCTTCGAGCCCAAAGTTAACACGTCTAAATAATTTTTGTTATAAACATACGAGCCACCAATGATAAGTAATATAATTAAAAAAAATATCCATATATAAAACTTTCGCGGGTTTAAGGCATCTTTGAAAATCTGTACGATATTCGGCATATATATTTACACCTGATTATTTTTTAGAATAACGAACATACTCTGGTATTTGTTTTGTTTTAGGAAACTAAAACAAATATATAATTACAATATACAGTAATATTAAGTATGGATAATTTACAGCTGGGTGATATCGTAAGAATAAATGCAAAATCCGATCCGAAAATGAATGAACATGTTTTCTACATTCACTACTATGATCCGAATGATTTTGTAGAATTCATTAATGTTTCCTCAATGGAAACTCACACAATTCGCCTAAAGAATGGAAAACTGTTGGATTCTTCCATTCAAAGCATCATTTTATTGAGTCGGAGCCTTCTAAAGGGATTTTCGAGACAAAATGGACTGCTTCCAAATACCTGGGTAGATTTGGAATTTAGTGGCGAAATACGAAGTGTGGTCATTGCGAAAATCACGCGATTGGAAGAAGATATGATTGAACTGACTACTTTTCCAGAAAACCACGTTATTTATATTGATTTTGCCTATAAGGGAATTCCAAAACACATTCCCTTGAAAAAAATATGTTTTTGTAGAGAGCCAGCATCGTATGCATCACTATCTTCCTCAAATCCAGAGGAGGATGAAGAAGAAGAATTGGCAGAGGTCAATGTAGAATTTACGGCACAAGGAGAAATGGTTTATGATATGCCTATTAATGGCTTAAAAATAGATGAGGGGTACAAACAAAAACTACATGTGGAATTTACCAAAAATATGAATGAGATTCAAGAAGACGAATACGTCGGCGAAATAGAATCTGTATATTACGGGTTGGATGCCCAATTAAATTTCTTAATGGATGATTTTCTGTCTACGTTACCAGATGATAAGAGATCCAAAGAAGCCATGCGAAAAATATATATACACTTAAATCGATTCACCGAACTGAGAGAAATCTATTCCACGAAGAACGGTTACGGACAAATAAATGGTTTTCGGAATCGAGATGTCAGAAATTATAAACCTCTCGTGGATCACCTGTATAAATTAAAAAACGAAATTTATTGGCTCAAACCAGTCGCAAATGTACGTAGTCATGTATATGGCATGGATGACCCTTCCCAGGCAATATATAACGACATCATTGTTCATGACCTAGATGATGAAATACCAACCGAAATGGCTACCGCAAAGAGTCTATTTTGGGAGAACAATGCTCCAAGCTCAGATATAAAATATGAACACATGTACAAGACATTGAGCCAAAATCATTATACCCCCTTCTCACCTTTTCCCGAAACTGTATTCGAACCACTTGCAAAACAGATTTCTGTCGAGGCCGATATCGATGTCTTTACGGGTTCAAATAATACAATGTTTTCTTCCTCTATTTACGGCGACAATAAGTCAACTGCTATTCTACGCAAGTCATTCAACATGAAACGAATAACTGCGCCCATACATTACTCTCATTATCTTAATAAAAAAGAAAATGAAATGAACACACTAATGAAGGCGGATAACATCAATCTACAAACCAGTTTCATCATGTTACCCAAGGAGATTCTTACTGAGAATAATCAGTTTGCGGCGAATAATATACTGCATAAAACGAAATGCCGAATACCTTATTTTCAAAATCTGGTAAGAACGACACCAGTCATAAAACGAACCATCGATTTACTCAAAGATAGTGAGGAAATATATCCACTGGAGAATCAGATTCAAGAAATAGTATTGAAAAGTCAGGAAAATGAAATACACAATTCCTCCCTCGCCCATCCGCTTTATAACGCCTTTTTACAGAAACTCATTCCAAATACATTTTCTCTGATTGAACATTTCTATAAAGAGAACGCGAATAAACTAAATATGTCCGATTATCTGGCCACCTTTTCCCCTTACAAAGTTGAAGAGGATAGTTTATCCTTTTCGTCCCAGCAAAAAATTGGCCGGCACATTTTCCAAAACATGAAAAATTATACGTCGGACTATCTTGATAAAAAAGAGGCCTATACAAACTATGCTTTATACAAGTACCAATTGCCATTCAATAAAGAAGACATTGGCGAAATCAATCTACCTTTCCTCGACAAATATCTACTTTCTTTGAGAAATAGAAGAGGTGCATCAGACAATTTCAAAAAAATGTACTCTTTGCCGACTAACCCGAATCATTCTTTCGGACACATATTCAATACGGATAATGGGTTGACGTTTTCTTTGTGGCTCTTGTCGTTGAACGTGGATCTGATTACCCCCATGAATATGATTGAGCCATTTATAGACCCTAAAACGTTTTATGATTCCAGCCGGAAAACAATCGCGAAAAAATATAATTCATTGAAAGAAATGCAAGAAGATAATGACAAAAGAGATCTGAAATTTGACAAGGAATATGACGCGACGGATTATGATGTATTGACGAAATATCGCAAAGAAAAAAGTAAATTCACACCCGAACAGTTTTTATCGTTTTTACAACAACAACTTTCACTGGAATATGGTTGTTCTCTCGATAACACCAAAGAACTTGCAGATGATATTTTACTGGGCTATAAATTGGTGAAAGAGGGAGACTATGCAGTATTACAGATAGCGCCAAAACTTCCACCTGGAATAGAAGAATGTTCCTTTACTGCCAAAGAAAAAGACGAGATCGAAATAGAAGTGAATGTGAGGAAAATTAAAAAGTTTTTCTGTAGAATGAATCATGTTTGGGTGTATGATCCTGATGCAGACGATCAAATGTTTGCCAAGCCTAAAGATTTAACCTGTGCTCTGAAAAGCGAAAAAAAAGACTATGTCGTCGGGAATATGACGCAAACCATGTTTAAAAACCAATATGGGGAAACGATCGATAAAATATCCAAAAAAATAAATGAAAAAATGCTCATTGCGGAAGGGACTCTACAACGTGACGTCGAATTGAGGAAAAGGAAACGGTTTGAAGTGGACTCTTATTTTTCCAAATTAGGGAACCAAGCATATATTTCCGAAAATATACCTTCGCCGAATGAACAACATTTATCGCAAATCATGCATAAATCGCGGAATTTCGAATCGAAACAATACGATATTGTGTATTTCTATAAAAATTATTGTAGAGAACCTTACTCTGGCGAGAACGCATACTGGAAATACTGTATGGACAGTAACTCTATTCCGTTACTTCCTAAAGCTATATACGATTTAGCGTTGGGGTTCCAGAATGGTGAATACGGAGTAGTTCTCTCTCAATTAGTCAAAGATAAATTAATCAAACACGAAGATGGGCGATTCGTTGTAACCCATGGCGGACATATGCTGGATGAGATTGAATTCGCAGACAATAACCCTTTTGATTTTATGGATGATTCGTCGTCAGAGGAAAAGAATACGTGGGCCGGAGAAGAGGAAATACCAACCCTTCATTTCGAAATAGACTCGGCGAATGGAGGGAGACGAAAATACGGCAATGTCATGTTTCGCCAGTTTTACAATATTATTTCGGCCATATGTAAGAATTTATTCATTAACCTCGACCTGATAGAAGATACCACCATGGATTTATGTATCCAATTCGTGTCTCAAAAAAGCATTTTCATGGGAGAACAGAAATACACGGTTCTTATGGCGAAAAAAGCCAATGCTGCAAAAGGAAAACCCGCACAGACATACGAAACATATGAAAAGTCACGAATGTTAGATCTTACCGTATGTTGTTTAATCGTCGCGATTCAGACATTGGTCCCTTCGTTCGTACCGAAACGTACATTTGGGAATTGTAAAAAAATATTGGACGGATACCCATTAAACGAAGATGGAGGAAGTGAAGGCACGATTGAATATTTGGCCTGTATTTTGCGGAAAATGTACGAGGACAAAAGAACGCTTCCCTGGAGTACCATCGGTAAATCTGCTGGAGTGATGGAAACCAGATTGAAAAGTATGTTTGATATTCTTCTAAAAAACGACAAAGTAGTCCATTTGCTAAAAACGAAACGGCTGTATATGCTTGAATCGAAAGAAACGATTCCCTCGTACTTGTCGGTTTCCAACACCTGGCCTCAATTCCTACCGCCTATTCAGAAAACCCGAATTGTAGATGAAAAGATTCCTCTTCGTAATATAGAAAAATCAGTCAATGAAGAATTAAAGAAATGTTTGAAAAGTGGTAGCTCGGATCAATGGAAATATCTGGGCATGTACTTCTCCAAAATCCTTTCTTTTTCATTTGGAACATTGGAATTGATTAATGAAGTCGTGAGAGTCAAAGGGAGTCTGCTCGGGAAATACGGGAAAGCACCGTGGCTCGAAAATGCTTGTTGCAACGAGATAGAAGGGAAAAGAAATCCGATAAAATATTTTTCAGGAGAAGACGAACGCATTGAAGCATACGTTAATAATGTAAGTAAATTAGGTCCGGCCTTGGCCAAGATTAAATTATATAATCGCGTGCCTTTTCTTCACATGGAAAGTAGCGCCCCGGTAATAAAAGATGAATCCACACGAAGTGTATTTTGCCAGTATTCAGAAGAAATGATGTATCGCACACTTATCCAGTATTGCCAATTAGACTCGGAAATACGGCCGATACCACACTTTTTAGAAACGTTTATTTCAGAAAAGAATGAAAACTACGATTCAAAATGGTCCATCGAGGAAAAAATCGAGTTTTTAAAAGAACAAGGAAAAGGTATGAATTTGAGTAAGTTCAACTCTCTCATGACGCAACTGTATAAACAACATTTGGTTCAATTACCCAGACCGATTCAGATTTCGTACCACGATACTATTATCGATTTGCTGACGCAATTAAAAGAAGGGTTTGATGGAGATGATAAGAACGAATCCTTTGCAAATCATTTCGAATCATATGCGAATCGAGAGTCGACCGGAGTAGAAGAAGAAGAAGAAGAAGAAGAAGAAGAAAAAGACGCGCCAGATTCTCAAAAAAGGAAAAAAACGGACCCGGAAACTCTCTCACAAACGTTATTGGACAACTTGGAGAACTTTTTACAAAAGGAAATAGATAATATGCAAAAAAAAATCAGAGAGTTTATGACTACTCTTCGCATTCGGCGCGACGTGATTGACAGATTTTTAAAACAGATGAATGAATGGGAGGAAGGGATGTCCTATACGGTATTTGGGAATTTTGTCAAAAACTATATTTATTATTTATGCAACATATTGCCAAGTTACATCACCACTGGCAACAAAATCCTTACATGCAAGTATAAACTGTTATTGAAACAGGATTCCGATAGTCTTGCCCACACATTAGAAAAGAAATATGATTATTTGGAAGAGTTCAAGAACGATGAACTTCTTAGCCCGTTTATGAGCCACGCGGCAAACGGATTGCGGAAAATGTACAAGTTTTTATCTAAATTCCACGGTTTTTTCCCGGAAAAAAGAGATCGCCTATACGGTAGATATTTCCTTTTTTCTTTACACTTTGTATTTTATTATTTCATTACCATNACGGAAGACGACAGTGTATTGAATAAAATTTTTCAGCACGTAAAGGCAAAGGAAGAGAAAGATTTTGAAGAAGAAGAGAATGATAATGATTACGGAGACGACGACGACGAGAATGAGATTCAATCCGCGGATCGGGGAGCAGTACAATTAAAAGTTTCTTCATTTATTCAAAAGTTGTTGGATAAAAAAGAAGTATTTCATCGCGATAAAAAATCGTTCCTAACCACCTATGATGAAATTAGAAATAATGTAGATCGGCTGGAAGATGCAGAAAAGAAAAGAATGATGAAACGGTTCGAGCAGATAACCGAACATCGTACCAGACGAGCTGAACATACCCTCAAACAATATCATTTAGGTGAATATTTCGTGAATCAGAATGTCATTAAAACCTACGGAGAAAAACGCGATAAAATGTTAAATACGGAAGATGTGACGGAAGACGACTTTTTATTCAGAGAAGAAGGCGATGTCGTGGAAGAAAATGAGTATGCATATAATAATCAAAACGACATTTTCGGACCGGATACGGATGACGAAGATATGGACGCGGAAGAACATGTCGGGTTTTTGCAAAGGGATGACGAAGAAGATTATTACGATATGGCAGAAAATGGATTTCAAGATTAATAAAATTAAATGTGCCCATCATTATATCGAGAGATAAATATAAATGGAGATTATTTCGAGAAAATTACTAAGAATCTATAAACTACCTTTTTCTATTTTGTTGTTTGCTTTGCTATTTGGTATTGTCCATGTCACTAAACCGGGTTTGGCTTATTTACCAAACGGCGCTTACCGACCTTTTGGCGTAGGCTTTAAACATAAAACGGTAGTTCCTATATGGCTGATTTCCATTATTCTGGCCATTTTATCGTACACATTCGTTTTATTTATTTTGTCTCAAACTTGAATATATTTAGGTGTTTAATATATCATGCACAAGGCATTAAACTCGATAAAAAGTAGTTTAAGAGATTTGTCGTATACACTAAAATCATCTGGAAAAAAACATCTGGTCAGTACGATAAATGAATTAGAAGACCTGACAGTTGATCAGATAAACAATCTCGATACGTCGGAAGTAAGCGATACCCTTAAAAGCAAGATAAAAAAAACAAAACACCAAAAAAGTTTGGGTCAAGCGAAGATAAAAGCTCTCGAACTGTTATTCATCGACAAAAAACTCATGCCGAAAATTTCTGAAAATTCAAGCGCGAGGTCGGGAATGGCAGATATCAGGAGAACCAGGAATAAAANAAATAAAAGTATAGCAATAAAAGCAGATGGTTTGGTAAATTTGGTAAAGGTAAATTGGTTGCTCGAAAATTTACCTGAAGTTCCCACCGACAAAATAACGCTATCATCCTCTCGTCGGCGTGGTGGAAGGAGAAAGAAAACAACGCGAAAAAAGAAGAAAACGTTAAGCGCGCACAAAAGAAAATAAATTATTATGTTTATATTATAATAATCTATGGATAGGTTTGCCTATTTGCCGAATTTAATCGATTCTAAGACCGGTCAATACATGCAAGACACATTAAAGAAATGTCATGAATTTCGTGTATTGACCTATTCGCGGGCATTTAATTTCGGAGTGGTATTTATTTTCCTTTCTATTGCATGTATCGGGCTGTATATATGCTTTACCCGGAAAAAATCACCTGCGGAAGTAAAAGAAAAAATCCTCAATGACCAGCGTATCATATTAGAGAAAATCCGTTCATTGAAAGAGCAAAAACAAAACTATTATCAGGAAGAAAGTATGACGCAATTGCCCTTTACTGCGCAAGAATAAAAATATAGAAATTCTTTCCTCTTTTTACCATATATAATGTCCTCTTCTTCGCTGGCTGATATTTTGATAGACAAAGAATCTCAACGAAACGCCGCTTTAGATGAAAACACCGCACAGCAAGTATTCGAAGAGTATTTAGCAAGTTTACCAAAGAACAGTAAAGAAGTGAATGTAAAGATTCCATTGCATGGTCATTTGAATTTAGGGGTTATCGCAAAAAAGGCGTTTCCCAAATTGCGGCATTTACTGTTCGGAAATGGTAGAATCACCAGTATTTCAAACATCCCCGAGAAAATAGAAATATTGCATTGCGAACATAATTTATTGAGTGAAATAAAAAACCTTCCTGAGACACTAAAAGATCTGCATTTGAGCTATAATTTGTTATCGAAAATAGATTTATCGAAAGCCACTTCCTTGGAGAATGCGTACCTATCGTACAATCAATTAACGGTGTTACATTCTCTTCCAAAATCTTTGCTTCTATTGAAATGCGATCACAATCATTTAACTCAGATTCATTTGGAAAATGCCATTTTTCTCCGGAAACTTTATTGCGACGGCAATCCGCAGTTGAAACTGGAAAATATCCCTGAAACGGTGGTTGATGGAAATTTCCCACAAGTCCTGAAACAAAACCTCAAAAAGCAAGCCGAAATCGTCTCTCAAGATTATTTGACTGGGTTATCTACTTATTTTCGGTTGAAATCTGATTATGAACAAAAATTACTCGCAGGTATTAAAAAGAAAAAAAAAGAGCTTCCCAAGTGTGTAGGCTGCGAAAAAAACGTAGGAATGATATTTTCAAATAAAGATAAAAAATATAGCGCTCGGTGTGGAGGTGCTGTGCCTTGCCCATGGAATTTAATACTGAATCGAGGGCAATTTGTTCCTCGCGAAGATTTGCTTTATACGTATTACCATGATGTGGAAGACATGAAAGAACGTATTATCCAGCATAAAATGGCCACTTTATTTCGACATATAGGCGAAAAAGAGGGAGGAGATATATTTAAAAAACAAATGGCCGCATTCAACTCGGCGAATAAATATTTAACCGAATTAATGGATGACGATTTTTTATTTAATGACGACAAGAAAGAAAAAATGAAGGAAAAGCAGTACAAAATCAACTCGGAACTGGACAAGGTGAAGAAGTTCCTGAAAGAAGATAACGTGAGAGAAGCGGTAAGTTTGCAATATAAAGAAATATTGCCTTTGTCTCGGTTTATTCAGAGAAACCAATATGAGGTAATGCGAGTGGATATTGAGAACGAAGATGATTGCGTACTTGTGCAACAAGAACTAAGCAACGACAAGTACGAAGTGAATTTAGGAGATGCTACCTCGATTGGACAAATTTAATTCGTGTTGGTAGCTTATACACATTTATTGTAGTTTGAAACTCCGTCCCATGTCACTGAATAATCATTCGCCCATAACCGTTTCTGACAGGTGGTTGCAACCGGATTGAAGGTCATCTTCCTATCAACTACAGATGTTGTATATAACTTACTTGGACCACTATAGACTACAGAATTGGATAAGTCTTGAATCATGTCCGTGTCAGTGATTATGCCAGTTTTTGTTGGATAATTTGGGTGCCCAAACGCGACAGGAAGCGTACAACCACTTCCGTCAACGGTCCAACCATCAGGACATTGAGTGGCATACAGCGGGAAAGCGACGGATTCATTTTGTGCTTGAAGCATTATACCGATACCAATGAGAGTCATTATAAGGATAGCAATCGCTACAACCACTACAATCGTATAAAAGGAATCCATTTCTATATATGATATCTTTATCTTTTTTATTTTTATTTAATGCGACAATTTTCAAAACCCCTAAAAGATTTTCTGATTCGATAATATACAAGAATGGCATACATTCCTACAAATGTAGGCGTTGCATGGAATCCAACGATTCGCGATACGATATTAGATTACGAACAATACAACGGTCGCATCAATATTCTAGACGACACTGATCCGAACATACGATTCAAAATGACAGAACAAATTGCCATTAAAAACAAGGCAACAGAATATAGAGATGCGATAACGGGAATGCAAGAGGATAACATATTGGCTAAAGTGTTTTTTTCGGAAGGAAATGTCCAAATATTACAAAATGGATTGAGAGCTGGCGTATATGAAATGTCCGACAGAAAGATAGTCGTGCCTCCTCAAAATTTGGACAACTTGAAAATCATCATGAGAAGCATATATTTACAGTATGCTAAACATTCTGTCGGACAAAATATCACGAAAGAAGTGGAAAAACTAAACACATATGTCCTGGACTATGCAGTCAAATCAGTGTATAACGAAGCACAAGGGTATTTAAAGTATTGCCGAGATCAGAGTACATTGGTCATGCCGTTAGAACTTCCCCAGCAAACCGACCGGGATTACAAACATTTAGAGTGGAAACAATGGACTTAGATTCGATAAATAACTTTCGTCAAATATAGTATAAAAATAGTATTTTGGTATAGTATATTATATTATGAATATCGAACTCCCTGATAATTTTGCATCGGTTATGCGAGATTTCACTGCGGATCTAAAGACTACATATCCCGAACATGCGCATATTTGGTGGATTTACGGAGACAAGACTACTGACGAAGGATGGGTCGATTTGTATGCCTACTGTCTGAAAGTGTATCCTGAACGTTTTTTCGACATTTTGTATCAAAACGAAGACATTTTTAAAGACGAGAGCAAAAATACGTTTTTCTTGCCGCGCATGGATTTCAAGAAATTGTATTATTGCGAAGGGGTTTCCCAAAAAACACAGCAGACGATATGGAAATATCTACAGTTGATCTTGTTCATGGTGATTGGTAATGTAAAAGACAAATCAGAATTCGGAAACACGATGAATATGTTTGAAGGCATTGATGAAGAAGAGTTACAGTCGAAGATGACAGAAGCGATGGCCGGACTGGGAGATTTTTTCAAAAACTTGGAATCGATGAAAGAAAAAGACGACGACGAACAAGACGATGAACAAGACGACGAACAACCAGACTGGGAAAAAACGCATATGAAGGAAGGAGAAAAAACAATGAAAAATATATTCGAAGAGTTTGAAAAACACATGAAAGGACCTGAGTCGTCGGACGAGACGAAACCTCCCGAAATGCCCGATCCGGAAAATCTCCACGCGCACCTGAAAGGTCTTTTTGGTGGGAAATTAGGAGGACTGGCTCAAGAATTGATGGAAGAACTGCAAGAAGACTTAAAAGAGAGTTTAGGAATAGACCCTGACGAATTCGACGAGAAATCAAACCCGGCGGATATTTTGAAAAAAATGATGAGACATCCCGATAAACTAATGAAACTGGTCCAGAAAATACAGAACAAATTCCAGGAAAAAATGAAATCCGGGGATTTATCGCAAGCAGAGCTGATGAAAGAAGCGGGGGATATGTTGCGAAAAATGAAAGAAATGGGAGGAAACTCGAAACAAATGAACGAGATGTTTCGTAATATGGCTCAAAGTATGGGTGGTGGGGAAAATATTGGAAAAAATATGAAAGTGGATACGAACCGACTCGATCGTATGATTAAAAGCCAGGATATCAAAGATAGAATGCGTGCCAAGTTAGACAAGAAAAAACAAGATAATTTTATATTGGAAGAAACACAAGTACCTAATAATCTGGTGTATCGTGCTACTGACGTGGAAAAACAAGAAAAAACATACATGACAGATGAGCAAATTAATATTATCGCAAAAGAGATTGGGGATGTTACCGTCAAACAGTGTTCGCAGAAAAACTCAGGAGGGAAAAAGAAGAAGAAAACGAAAAAATAAATAAAAATATATACCTTGATAATGTAATATATTTTTAACACGAAGAATTAGTTGTCTTTCAACCACTTTTGATCGTATTCTTTCTGCCGAAGATAACATTTCTCTTTAATCGCAGGATGGACAAGGCCACCCAGATGCCGTTCGTATTGGTCAGGTGAGTCATAAAACAAAGTAATTCCAGGAATACCTCCTTCTCGAGTTAGGAAACGTACTTTGAAAAGATCGTCCTCATGCACGCCACCTATTTTATACTTGATCCGTCCATCGCGGTAGTAGGCAAGACCTGTAACCGCATTAATAATTGGAGAATTTGTGTATAGACTACTATTAAACAGTTTAATCTTTTTCAATTTCGGTTCTTCTCCGTTTGTGGAAATATATCGCATGACTGAATACATGGAAGCTTCCATTCCTCTTTTGTCGTTCTGGACGAATTTCCTTCCTTTCTTGTTGGTGTTATTTTTCTTTGGAGGNTGTGAATGGAAAGATCCATATTCCGAAAGGGAGTAATCGTCGTCGGACTGATCGTTCGTATAATATGAGTTTGCCATGATAAAATGTCCCGGTTTGCCTTCTTACTGAATATGAGATTAATTCTTTATATTAATTTTAAAAGATAAATTTAAATGTTTTAGAAACATATACTACTACTCGATAATGTCTTTTATGAACAAGAAAGATAGTCTTAAAGACAAGGTGATTCAGTATTTAGAAAGCATACAGGATCAAAATGAAGATGAGGATGATGAGGATCAAGATGAGGATGATGAGGATGAGGACGATGACGATGAGGATGAGGATGAGGATGAGGATGAGGACGATGAGGATGAGGATGAGGACGATGAGGATGAGGATGAGGATGAGGATGAGGACGATGAGGACGATGAGGACGATGAGGACGATGAGGATGAAAATGCAGATGATGAAAATGAAGACGACGAAGATAACGACGATGATGATTCAGTTTCAGAATATGACTCTGACGCTGACTATGAGTCTGATTACGCGTCTGACCCTGACTCTGACTCTGACTCTGACTCTGGATCAGATAAACCAGAAAAAATGGTCCGTATCAATAAACAACCAGAATCGGATAGTGATGATGATGATGATCACTCTGTTCCTGTGGTAAAAGGCGACCCTTCTTTATTTCACGTGTTCACAAACGAACCATATTTTCATTTACCGGCGTACTCATCCGATATAGATATCGTTGGTAATGACTCTCTCCGTGTGCATATTTGTGCTTATATTTTATGTAATAATACATACAACGATCCGTATATTACTTTTTTGGTAGAGTTTTTGGAAACATCGGGCTTATTCTCTCTGCCCTCTTTTTTTTACGAGCCGCTGAACAATGTAAATCATCACGAATTTCTGAAGAACAAATGTTTGGAAATACTCTTCCCTATTTTGAATGTAACCCCTGAAACGATGGAGAATAGCCTTACCGACATTACCGAAAAAGCATTCAAAGGGTACATTCATCAATCCGGAACCAAAGAAGTCATCGTAGGAATAAATATAGAAGAATTTTTGCCTTTTCTCGATACTTCAGAACTAACTTTGTCTCAATATTTTGTCTCAAAAAGTAAAAAAGAACCTTTGTTTAACTGGGCGATTGTAGATGAGATTCTTTATACTAGATCGATTGACGGTCATCCTATAGACCCAACCTTACTATCTATATTCGAATCCAATAAAAGTATCTACCACCTTGTAAAAGCAGACGACAGTCCAGCTGAAATGCCGCGAATGCTATATCCAAGCAGTTCAGAGAAGGCTTCTGTACAGGATAATAACAGATCTTCTCTCACAAGTATTTCCAAGTCAAAGAATGACAAATTCGGAAAGATATATCTTTTTTCCGACAAACCGACGGAGGACGAAACAAAAAGGTTTGTAGTCTTTCCGACATTCCATTACAAAGAAAATGGTACGGATTTTTTTGGTGTATTGTCACAGGATAAATTCCGAGAGTTTTAGGCTGAATTTGTTCTAAAATTAATATTTTCTTCTGTCTTTTCTGTATTGTTGTTGTTGTAGTAAAATTGTAAACTACCGTTCTCGAGCTTTAATGTAGATAGTTTATTCACTGTAACATTTGATCTCAATTGAATACTGGTTAAAAATCCGACAGTAAATTTTCCTCTATACGTGCTATCATCGGAATAGTAGCGGATTGGAGTCGTCGATGCGTTATATATCAAATCAGTATCAGACAAATTGCTTAACGAAAACGATACATCAGTGCCATTTGCTACGTTGGTGGTCGAAAGAATAATGTTGAATGATTGATCGACAATGCTATTCAAGTTACCTTGATCTACGTTGGTGGATACTATTTTAACTTCATAAATTGGTCCTGGGCTACTATCGATTATATCCATAGCAACCTTTATCGCCGAGTTGTTAATCAAGTGGAATTCGACTCTTTCTAGTCCTTCCGTGGTTGAGTCTGGTTGAACAAAATAAGATCTTGATATGTCATGCGGAACCGTGAACACATCCTGCAAAGATGTCAATCCCAAAATATCTCGGATATTAATGGTACCGGAAATATCAAATGGAACAGTGGTACCGTCGGGGACATTCAAATGTCCCAATATTAATTTAAATGTTTCTCCTTCTTGTACAGGGCCCACCCTATCGAAACTTAAATCGTAAGAAGGAGCTTGGCTTTTATCCAAAACAGTTGCACTCCAAGATATGTTTGGAAAATCCACCAACATGAATTTTATAGTCTTTTCACCATCCGATATATTATCTGCGATTGCCGTAAAATTTGCAGTGCCTGAACCATCGTACAACGTAAAAAAATCCGGATTAGAATTATTTCGGATGTCTTCGCTTAGGACTGGTTGGCCCGTCCCGCTGGATAGTGTATACTTCACTACGGTACCGTTTGGTAGGTTCAGTGACAAATCCTCCAGGGTTATCGTAAATGATTGTCCTTCATCTATATTCAGCGGTCCGCTCAATCGAAACGCCGGTTCAACATGTATGATCCTCGATGAAAAGGACAAATCCGTTTCAAGTAATCCATTCTTGGCGACTAAGAATTTCATCGTTTTATTCTGATCTGGTAACGCGTTATATTTGTATTTGAACTTCTTTGAATCAGTCGCATTTCTCGAAACGAAATATCCAGATAACCCACTGTATTCGTCTGAAATATACAAGTCTTCAGAGCTTATTCCAGTAATCATGTATGCAAATGAAGTATCGTCATTTACCGTATATGGCGTTTTGAAAGTGAAACTGAACTCATCTCCTTCTTTGATTATCGTGTTGTTTGCAGTGAGATTGTAAAAATCATTCAACCAAAGAGAAATGCTGACATGACTCAAATCATTATCGGATAAAATAATCTTAAAAGGTAAATTGGTGCGATTTGAATCGTTCGCGGTCACTGTAAATGAAATATCAACGAACGATAACGAGACGTCATTGGTATAAGTTGAATCTGAATCAAAATAAATCGTTCCGGACAAATCGGCTCCACTGATATCTTCCCCAGATACACCTAATATTCTGTACGTATATCCGGTGTCAAAACTGGTTATCTTACTACGTAAAGTAATGGTAAAGACGTCCCCTTTATTCGCATAACTTCTATTCGAAGAGAAAAATAACCGATCATACACGTATAGTAATGTAGATAGGTTGAGAGAAGGCACACTGAACATGAGAGTTTCCATATCTTCGATAGTATAGTCTTCTTTCAACACAATCGATACTTTTCTACTACTGTAGCTACCAACTATCCCACCTATATCAAAAACACCACTTAAATCTGAACCAGTTATGCCTCCACTTATAGTGTATAAGAATGTGGAACCCGTTACAGGCAGATTCTCGATCCAAAAGTCTACTGTAGTGGCCTCAGTGATATATTGTATATTCGAATAATTATATTGAATATACGGGGCGTTTCCAGCGAATATATCATGCACCACATTATAATCCGACAGACGAACTCGAATCGTATCTTGTTTTTTATGGAAGGTATTGAGAGAAAAAGGATCCAACTGGATAATCACATAAGAAATATCAGAATTCTCATATAAATACATGGTACCACTTAGTTCGGTATATGGATTGGAAGATACTTGATAAAATACTGTTCTGGCTGAAGTTTGAATCCCCCTTGGATATTTTACAAACAATTTGTAGTACCCACTCAAGTCATAAGAAGAGTACATATTGTAATAATTGTAATAAGAAGTTAGTATGTTCGATTCGGACAAAATCTTGTTCCAAACAATAACTTCTCCCAAGTTCGACCCGGATATACTGGTCAAAGAAGGAGTGGTGTCGTCGGTAAGATATAAGTATCCATTCATATAGAGTTTGAGAGATTCTGCTTCGTTCGCTATTACGAAATGATTGACCGCATTTTTTAACTTGATTTGATGACCTCGGAATGTAAAGGTGTCTGAAGTACACACACACAGAGACTGGTCAATAAAAAGCGAAGAGGATGCGTCTATCCACATAGATACACAACTTATGTCTGAAGAAAAAGGAGGTAAAGTAGAGTTTAAATATACGTTTTTATAGAGCGTTGGGTTTGCCAAAACGGGTAAGGTGACCTGTCTCTCATTGTCATTAGTACTACTACTTGTCGCTATAAGATAGTCAAGCTTGTAATTGGATAATATATCATTCGGGTTTCCGATTTGATACGATGCATTGTCGGCGTTATAGAGTGCGTTCGAAATAAAACTAAGGTCCAATGGATAATCGTATAGTTTTACGGATTTCAATACTACACCCAGTGTCTTTTCGTTTGGGTTTCCGATATAGATTTTATAATTTATATCTGCTTCTCGCAACGCGTTTTGAGAAACGTCAACCACCTCACATGCGATTCCGTTCAAATAGGTAGAAATGGTGTTATTGAAATAGGTGACGACAAAATGAGTCGCCACCCCTAATACCGATGGAGTGGTAAGCGTGTGATTATAAGAAGAGTCCGCATATACATTTTTAATGATAATGTGAGAGTTGTCGATATAAATCCCCGGGGTTGCATTCGTTTCGTCCGTTCCCAATAAAAAAATACATTGGCTAACATCCGTATAATGCAAATAAAACCAACATGATATAGACATGTTACACGACAGCTGTATTACCTGGTATGAGCCATCATATGTCCAGATATTTTCCCAAGGCGTAGGGGTTACGGATAGGCAATTCCATGATGAAACGTCGAGAAATGCGTACGGCTCGCTGGCTTTATTCGTAAATATCATAGAAATATCTGAAATATATAAATTATTCGTTTCCTTGTCGAGACGACGTATCGCATACTTCACTTTTTTCCGGGAAATAGGAAAGTTTAGGTGGCATTGAAGTTTCATCCATTTTTTTTTCGTGTTACGAAGGGGACTCGTTTTGTAGAATATATAGTCGTTATTCAATACATCCGCGAATTCTATTTGATATTTTATATCCTCCGAGAAATATACGTTCGTTTTTTTGTCATAAATAGCAGTACTCACGTCTTGATTTCTAATATAAAATGACATCTTATATGGTATTGAAAACACACTACCCTGAAGTGTTTGTGTAAGATTCGCCGGTTGTATCTGTGTTCCAGGAGCCAAGTCTTCAGATCGATATAAAACCACGTGGTAACTAATATCAGTTACTACATTATTCAAAAAAAGCTGTGAGGAAATAGTTGGAATGGTTTGCGGACGGTTTTCAATCGTAACAATATAGTGACTCTGCTCAGACCACTTTGGTGGAATGATTCTATAAATACCTTTGGAAATCTCGACTGGATACCTTTTAATCTGTTGGAATTCCAATATCCTTTCATAGGATGTTTCCGGATCAAAGCGTCCGTTTTGTAGAAGGGTATCGGGAAAATACACATTGCTTACGTCAAACTCCCCGGAGATCGAATAGGTGCCGTTATTGAAAATGAACGGCCCTGAATCAGGTTGTTTCTTATATGTTGTCTCAACGAAGTACTTTATTTCGTCACCCAATTGAAATTGTCGAATATCCAACATGGCGGGGGGGATAATCACGAAACTATAACTCACGCCGTCACGCATATTCAATGTAATTTTATTTTGAGATATATCCGTGATTAAACCTGCATTTTCAACATCAAACACGACCAAGTTTGCTGAATTAAGCGCTACAATGTTTCGAATATCGGAAGCTCTTTCGTTTAATGTGCGTACTATCTGTTCGCTTCTATATATAAATTGCACGATCGATTCATTATTCAATGCATCATATATTTTCCTTGTAAAATCACTCGATACAATAATATTGTACGCAGTATTAATCGTTAGCTCAGTTGCAATATCATAAGATATATCATAATATCTTCCGGGTATATCACTTAACGCAATCATACTTACATCTACTATTTTCGTACTCCCGAGTGTTACCCGTACTGTATATTTCAAGGTGTCATATATTGTTTTGTCCCATGTAACAGACTTCCATCTCAGCAAAATTCTATTGTTATAAATACTATAAGAAACGTCTGGTTTTTGGCCAGATAGAGTGGATAACGAAACGTCCTCAAAATAGCTGTAACCAGGATCTACATTATATGTCGCGTAAATTCTAAATTGATAGGCACTTAGTGGCATGAGGTTTTTTATGACAACCGGCCAACTACTTACCGCGAACTTGTAAATATCGTCATTGGTCCTCCACTTGTAAAAAAATCCCTTTCCTTGTTCCACGCTCAGATCCAAGTTTAATTTCGGTCGAGTGCTTGTCAGCAAATTGTCCCCCGNCCTATCTAAAATTAACTTATAACCCAACCATTCTCCTGTCAGAATCGTGTCGCTATCTTTAGTCGGATCCACGTCGTCGGTTTGTCGGATAGGGAATCCTTTTAACGACCAAGAATTTCCCGACAGTTCGTACACTAATACTTGTCCATCGATAGAATTGGTTGGTTTGTAACTGTATTTATATTCACCAATGGCGACAACATTCCCATTGTCGTTTATAGAACAATTGCGATACATAGGGTACTGAATGTTTTCAGACCCCCAGAACGTATGAGACTTTTGCATTGACGCGGTTTTGTTCGATGCAGAAATATCATAAATAATAACACTTCCATACATGATTGAATTACTGCTAATATCGTAATTGTCAACGACGGCAAGTTTTGTCCCGGCTGAGTTCAAGGAAACTCTGCTTCCCGATACATCAATATGTCTATCTGTATAAAGAAAGGTTTCGTCTGAGAAAACGGAACGATCCAATACTTTTACTTGTGTCGTTACAGAAGACGCGGTTCCATCCAAAGGGAAATAAAACGATTCCAACCCAATCGTCATGATAGATCCAGAATAATCAAACTGGACGTATTTATTTAGAATTGTTTTAAACCAATTGTCGCTTGCGCCAACAAGGTGGTTATAGTAATTGTACGATGTATTAGTAGTCACGTCCATTATAAAAATACTATCTCGTAATTCACCGTTTGATACTGCGAAAATGTTTCCCGAAGGACTCATTACAACAGATCTGCTGGTAGTACCGATTACGTCAATACTCGGACGTTGCGTACAGTTANTNGAAACATCATATAAATACACTGTATTATCATTGAANCCGACTATAAACATATCTCCCTCATAATTCACAGAGATTGATATGATTGGTTTTCCAGGATAGACCGTGTGAAGCAATGAATGATAAAACTGAGTGGTAACTAAATTATCGCCTGTAATACTACTTTCTATAACCGTGTCTACTTCAAATTGTTTATATATTTGAATTTCCGTTTGATTCGGACAAAACATCACATAAAGCCCGTTTTTGCTCATCTCGATGTTGCTAAAAGTAGTACCCTGTCCCGCAAAATAGGTCGGATTTATGACGTTGGTATTTGAACTCACGTCTTGTTCCGCCCATATATTTAAATCAACGTCATTACTATTTGGCGTGCGAACAAAAAAGTATTTGTCTTGATTATTGGTGATATTGTTTTTATAGAATTCAATACTGGTCGAATCCGCAATGACCCGAAAGAGTTTCACGTAGTATTCGTTGAGTGTTTTTACATAAACGCTTCTGCTGTAGATGTGATTAGGGAATTCCGAAATAAAAACAAATTCGTATTCAGTGTCATAACTCAGGGAAAGAATGTCTTGTTGGCACGAATGATAAGTCGTGAGATCCATTGTCTCCATGCGAACAAACGAAAAATCGACAAATTCATTGGGGGATATATTTTGGTATATTTCTATTTTAAAAGTACTCGGTGAGAGAAGTCGGTCATACTTTTTCCAGCTAAAATCGATCCGATCCCCTTTTATTCTATCCGCCATGATTGATTCGACAGGTCCTTCGTTCTTCGTATGTATTATTATTATGCTGGTGGGGTTCGAATTTATTTCGTAACTATTTCCCGACGAATATACAGAGATTATATTGATAGCGTATGTAGTATCCGGGTTCAATAGATTGGTCAGGGTTGCCTGAGTGTTATATGTTTGGATACTGTTCCTATCTCCAAATGGATCGATGCATTGAATCACGTAGTAGTCTGGGATACTCGGTACATCATTCGGCAGAGTAAAGGGCGTATATAAAACATCCACTGTCGTTCCTTTAATGTTATAAATGGCGACATTTTGAACGGCTTCTTCATATAAGGTTCGTTCTGTTCTTTCGTACGTGTAATACAACACATCAGAGTAGTAAGCCGTCGCTTGAAAAGTATATTCCGCATGAATAGACAGGTCAGGATACGTAATTTCTGTTGTATTTTTTGAAACGTGTGCATTCGATAAAACATCGTTTCCGAGCTCGTCTCTCAACGTCATGGAAAAATAAGAGTTTTCGATATTTAAAAAATCTCCCGTTGGACTTTCGAAACTGAAGGTGAGAGAACGGTTTGTGGCGAAGCACCGTACATTTTGAATGGGGGAATGATTCATTGTGGTAAATGAAATGTCATTCGTATTACGATAAGTATTCCCGCTTTGTGAATAATACGTTTCTATATATAAATTGTAATCTGTGTCTCGATTGAACTCCGATAAAGATATATCCATGATTCCATTGGAGTACTCGAACGTTGAGTATTTTTTATACATTGAAGACGATCGCACGAAAAAATGATATTCCGGATTACCAGGTGCTTTTGAAAAGGAAATACTGATGAAATTCGACCCTTCCATTATTGAATTCTTTTCGTCGAACCCTGGTGACGCCCCTTCCAAAAAAGACGATAACGTTCTTATTTGCGCAAACGACACATCGTTGTATCCTTGGTCGTCGTTGTATTCTGTTATTACTTTCACTATTGTCGTACTGTCATTTCGAATATATATTGGATATAGTAAAGGTTTCACGTAATAATTCTTTATCGCGTGAATGACATCATCGCCCACCTGAATGATGTATTGCGTTGGGTTACCTGGTGATAAGTCGAATGACAAATCGATGGCAGTATAATTGAAATTCTGCGAGACCTCTATGGTTTTGTTACGTGGATAAATATAAGAAACCGAGGATACTTTCCATTTGGCAAGAGTAACAAAAGTCTTTTTATGATTTACTGGAAACTGATCACCACTTTTATAGGTAATAATCAGATTTATTTCGTATGTTGTACCAGGTAGTAATCCAGTGACTTGGAATTTACTTTGTCCTCCTTCCACCGAATACGTATTCGAGACAATGCCTCCACTCGATAATTCGAACATGGTCGTTACTGGGCTCCCGATTTGAGTGAATTCTATTACTGCTGAATCAGACAAAATACGTGATATAATAATATTCGACGGCTGTCCTTGATAAACAGTTTTCATCGTATTTCGTTTAAGTTGATCGCTAAATCTGGCGCTTTGCGGGTTTTTCACAGTCAATGGTATAATCTTGCATTTGTTACAATTCGAAGACATGTATATAAAATCTGGTTATTATAAAATAGCCGTTTCCGCGAATTATGTCAGTATGAATTTTCATGTAAAATTGAAAAATCTTTTCGGAAACATTTCTGTACAAACAAAAACATCCACCTCCAGCAATCATGTCATCAAACGATCTTGCCAACATGTACCAGAAGAAAACGGATAAGCAACACGTCCTTGACAATCCAGATACCTATATAGGGTCAGTGGAGACTGTCGACTCTGAACAATGGGTCTTTGACTCGGAGAAACAAAACTTTATTCTTAAATCGATCGATTACGTCCCGGGACTTTATAAATTGTTCGATGAAGGGGTGGTGAATTGTCGAGACCACGTCATTCGTATGATCCAGAGTAAAGCGGAAAATAAAAAAATAGTCAGTTCCATTGAGGTCGAAATCGACAAGGCTTCTGGAAAGATAACATTGACGAACGACGGAAATGGTATCGATGTAGCGAAACATCCAGTAGAGGACGTCTGGATTCCCGAAATGATTTTCGGCCAACTACGTACCTCGACAAACTATGATAAAAACGAGAAAAAGATTGTCGGTGGTAAAAACGGATTCGGATTTAAATTGGTTCTCATTTGGTCCACGTGGGGATCTATCGAAACGGTCGATCATACTCGCGGACTTAAATATACGCAAACATTTCACAACAATCTCGAAAAAATCGATCCGCCAGTGATCACCAAGGTTTCCGCCAGTACAAAACCCTATACCAAAGTCTCATTCATTCCCGATTACAAGCGTTTGGGTTTGCAAGGGTTGTCTGAAGACATGCTCGCGCTTATGATTAAACGCGTCTATGACATCAACGCAGTCACCGACCAATCCAGCAAAAAACTCAANGTGTTATACAATAAAGCCGTCGTCCCGGTGAAGAGTTTCCTGAATTATCTCGATCTGTATATCGGCTCCAAAGAAGAATCCAAACGCGTGCATGAATGTCCGGAAGAACGATGGGAATATGCCGTCGCTCTAAGTCCCAANCATGAGTTCATGCAGGTNTCTTTTGTGAATGGGATCTGCACGACAAAAGGCGGGAAACATATCGACTATATATTGGGTCAAATGATCCGCAAACTATGCGCCTACATTGAGAAAAAGAAAAAGATTTCATGCAATCCCGCCACGATCAAAGAGCAACTTGTATTGTTTGT